GACCGGGACGGTCGATACGGGCATTGGCTTGCAGGTACGTCTCTACGCTGGTGCAGGGAGCGTACCAAATAATTGTGTCGGCGGCGGTTAGGGTAAGCCCGTGGGATGCGGCCATTGGTTGGATGACAAGCACTTTTGGGTCGGGTTGACTTTGGAACCGCTGGACAATATCCGAGCGCCGATTAACCGACACTGCGCCGTTAATAACGTCACACGTTATGCCGTTCTTGGTTAGATGCTTGGCCAGCACTTCGATGGAGTGGGTGAACGGCACGAAGATCAACACCTTGTTGCTCGACTCGTCAACGACTTCCTGCACCACATTCAGTCGGTTAGATACATCAAAGTCCACCACCTCGCCGTTGTCGGTATACACCGACCCACAAGCGATCTGGAGCAGCTTGTTGATCTTCACAGCCGCATTGACCGCAGAGACTTCTTCCCCTGCCGCTTCAATCAGCATCTCGTCCTTGAGGCGCTTGTAGAAACTCTTTTGCTGTGGTGTCATCGGGGCTTCGCGCTCGGTGAAAGTCACCGGGGGCAGGTCCAGACACTGCTTCTTCTCAAAGCGTATGGCTGGCTGTAGGATAGTATGGACAACCTGAGACGCATCCGGCCTTGGGACCCACCGATACATGCTGACCTTGTTCATGACCTTATCGCGGAACTGCCCAAAGAACATCGGCACACCGCTGGGGTTGACCAGCTTTGCCAATCCGTAAGCATCCACAGGCGATTGAGCAGCAGGCGTACCCGTGAGCATCCACAGTCCTTTGACGGCCCGTGTCAAATCCCGCAGGTCTTTCCAACGTACAGTCTGGGCGTTCTTGTACGCAGATGCCTCGTCCACCACGATGAGATCGAAGCCGCCGTCCATGATCTGTTTCTTGATGATGCCGACACCATCAAAGTTAACGACAACGAACTCGGCCCCAGCCTCAACAATCTCTTTGCGCTTCTTGGCTGAGCCATGCGCAATAGCCACTGTACGGTGGATGGCAAACTTGAACAAGTCAACTTGCCATGCTGACTTCATGATGGACAGTGGACAAATCACTAACACTCGTTTGACCAAACCCAACTTCATCAAATAATCTACAGCCCAGATCACGGATGCTGTTTTACCCGTGCCCTGCTCGTTGAAACAAAACGCTTTACGCTGATTCGCTAAAAACTCTGCTGTGACCTTCTGATGCGCGAACGGTGTGAACCCCGGAGGCCGGGGCCACTCATACTCTGATAAATTCATTTTTTCTTACGTTCCTTCGTACTGACTTCTGATACAACTTTGTGGTTTGACCCGCGCTTGAATGATCTATTCGTGCTCGGGGCTTCCAAGCGTACACCATTTTTATTGGAGCCGCCTTTGGACAGAGCTACGCGGTGCGCAACGTCTTTGCCTTCTCTGATATCCGCACGTCCATCGCCATTGGCATCAGTGCTTTTGTTGTCGATGTTTTCTCTGGCGCGTTGGCGCTCCAGCCTTGACTTACCCTCACCTCGGGCAAGCTGTTGCTCGTATTCCTTTTTATAGGGTCGGGGTTTGTTCACGTATGGCATTTGGGTTTCCTATGCTGTGGGTGTTGAAGTCTTCACGGGTCAAGCCAAACTCTGCGGGGGTTGCTTCCCATAAAGGGTTGCGCCCCTCCTCTTCCATGACCCTCATCATCTTACCAACTGCGATGCTGATCTCCATCAGCATGTTGGATTTCTGTTCGGCAAACTGCGTCTGCATTTCTCTGCGTACAACGTTGTGTACGATTTGGCCCAGTACCTCGGTCACTCGGCGTTTCAGTTCGCCCTCAAGAATCAGGGCGGTGTCGGTTTCTTCGTTTGTCATGTCAACTCCTGTTGTACTCACATTGCCGCACTGAGCAGAATTTGCACAGTGGTCCTTGGATGGGGTTCCACACCCCGTTTTTCAGTGCCGCCTCTATACGGGCAACATCTTGCGCTGGCTTCTCCACGTACTTGGGCATCATCTCCCGGTAGTGGGTGGCCTTCACAAACTCTTTACTCACCACGAATAGCAAAGCGGACTTCACCTTGTTGATCTGCGGAAACTTGGCAAAAAGGCCAGCCGCCACAAGATCGAGTTGCTTGACGTCCGCATATCGCGCACTCTTGCTGGTCTTGTAGTCCACTGAGTGCGCCAACTGTTTCTCCTCGTTGATGACTACCAAATCGGCTATACCATGCCACCATACATTCGTCGCGTTGAAATCGCAAGATTCCAAGTTCTTCGTTAAGCCCAACTTGACCTCGCATAGCTTCTTTCCTTGAATTACATCTAACGTCTCCAACACTGGCAACATGTAGTCAAACGCAGGCGGGACGGGCTTGCCGTCTCGGATGTATTCCTCTGCCACAGTATGGGCAGTCTTGCCGTACAGCGTCGCTGTTGTGTCAGGTTCGACAACATCCTTGGCTATCTTGGTGTGATAGTACTTTTTGGGGCACTGCTGAAATGTTTTCAGACTGCTGAACGACCAGACGATGCTCATTGGGTTTCCACCTTGGTTTTTGGCTTAGCTTTGGTTCTCATAAAGGCGATGTCGGGTTGCTCTTTGCGTAGGTCAGCGTACTCAAGTTGCACTCGCTGTGCGTGAATGATTTTCCCTGCGGTATTGTTCATCTCGGCGGCGACCTTTACTTCAATCGTGCCGTTTTTCAGTCCTTCGTAGAGTGCGGACAGTTCTGTTGATAGTTCACTAATATGTTTCATGTTATTTCCTTTGTTTGTTTGTTTCTTGCGCGATCTTTCGCACGGATTGTTTCTATGTTTGCGTAGTAATAAGCTATCTTGGCAGCTTTTAGTTCTTCGGGGGTGTGTTTCACCCTGCGCCCAAACTCATCAAACTTTCTTGGTGTGTAAGTTAATCCTTTTTCATGTTTGTCCTTTCTTTTTCTTTCTCTGCTACATATCAAGCATTCATACGAATGCCCATCTTTAGTACCCCTGCTTCTACTAAACCCAATTATCGATTTGTATTCTTTGCACGTACTGCATTTCTTCTCAGTGCGGTGCTTGTCTAGCTCTTGTACCACCCGCTTGATCTTTAACCGAATACGTTCAACTTCAATGATTTCAAGCGGCACTGCGTCAGTTGGCATTTTAAGTAGTTGTGCTACGTAGCTATTCCCTAGTTCAACTCGTTTTTGTCTAGCGTTTGCTCTTTCTATAGGGGCGCGGATAAGTCTGTGGGCGGAAATTCGTTCACGTATGCGTTCAGGATGGGCGGCTCTGTACCGCTCACCCCTTGCTTTATCTAACGCACGACCATGTTCCGTTTTTGCATCGGCGGCTTTTTTTGCGGCTATACGTTCCTTATTAGCCTCTCGATACACTTTACTTCTAGCGGCTTTGAGTGCTTTCTTTTCCTCGTCCGTCATTGGTTTTCTTTCATTTCTTTGATTGCGTTCAACATAAGCTTGACCTCGGCCATCGCTTTGAGTGTGTGCTCAATGGCTTCGTCATATCCACGGTCAAGCATCGCATCATGGGCGTCCTTTAGGGCGCGTTCTGCCATCATGCAGGGGTAGGCGTAATCAACCATTAGTTCTCCTTTAACAATCACCATAACTTTGTCCATATCCAGCCTCACAGTTCAGGGGTAACTCGGGAGCCCACGCAGGGCGTAGGCGCATACATAACTCAACAAACTCCTTGGCGGTTTCAGCCTCGGCCTCGGGCACGATACAGGCGATGGCGTCATGCACTGTCATCACCACTCTGTACTTCTTTGCAACCATCAGCATCTGCTCACCGATCACGATACGGGCCAACGCTTGACACACGTTCTCAATCACTTTGCCGCCGTAGATTCGGTTGGGGATGATTGCCCTGCCCTTCTTGGTGTCGTAGACGATCTCGGCCTTGCCTTCCTCATTCTCATATAGGCGCAAGTTCGGATACCGCAGACGCAAACCATTGGGAAGAATAATACCGTTGTCGCCCTCAACCTTCAACAGTTCGTTCCGCCCTAAAGTGGTGTGCTGTTTTTGCAATATGGCTTTGAGGGCTTGACCCGCAGACTTCCACAGTTCGGGAATCATGGGATATGTCAGTCGGTACGTGTCGATAATCCTCTTTGCTTCCTCAAGTTCAATAGACACGCCAAAGTTTTTAAGTTGTGCTTGAAACTTTGCCGCTCCCATGCCGTAGCCCGCCCCAAGAATCGTCGTTTTACCAACGAACCTCTCGTCTTTGGTAATTTGCGCAATAGCCTTGCCGTAAATAGCCGAAGCCATGATTTTGTATACGTCCTCGCCACGATCAAATGCCTCCACTAAGTCGTCTTGCCCCGCCAGCCACGCCAACGTCCGTGCCTCAATCTGAGATGAATCAGAGTCCAACAACACATACCCCTTGGGTGGGATGATTGCGTGTTTCAGGGGGGGGTTGCGCGGCAGGTTCTGCAAGTTCAGCTTGTCGTCCCCACCCCAACGCCCTGTGTGTGCGGCGTAGTACCGCAAGGGTACAGGCAACGCCCCCCGCTCGGCAATCCCAATGAACCGCTCGGTGCGGGTTTCTTCGATCGTTGACTTTGTGCCTAGCCGCGCAGCCACAACCGCTTGGACCATTGTGTTCTCGTGCTCCAGCAACGCCTTGAAATCCTCGTCATTCTTTGCAAATGCGTAGGTCTGCTTGCCCGTGGTTGGGCTTTTCTTCATGGGCGGCTCAACGCCGAATGTTCTGAGCAGGTCAGCAAACTGCGGGTTGCTCATCAACGTGTCTTTGTCAAAGTTGTTCAGCAGGTCTTCCTTGCGCTGGCGCTCTTTGAGCAAATGTTCATGCAGGGTCTGTTTGTGCAACTGCAACACCGGGTCGGTGAACATCTGGACGGTCAAGTCAATCAACCGCAACTCAACCTTTGGGAAGTTCTCGCTCATGGCATTGAACAGCGCCCATGTCAGGGTTACGTCATTCGCGCAGTAGCTTCCATAGTCGGCCAACTCCTCTGGCGTAAAGTCCTTGCGGAAATAGTTGATGTACTTTGCAACCTGCTCACCCTTGACGCCCAACCCATAGTGGGAGGCTAAGACCGCAAGACTCCCGCCAACCTCAGTCCCATGCAGGGCGCGTCCCATACTCAGCGTATCCAGAAAGCCTTTCGGCTTCATGCCAAAAATCCAATTCAGGATGGCCCCATCAAACGGCGCGTTGTGCGCTAAGACCAAATGATTGGGCAGATCGAAGGGGGTGAGGAACTGGTGCAACTCTTGGTGGCTCCCGCTGAACCAAATAGGTACGCCATCGTTTATCTGTACTGCAACACCGATAACCTCGAACCTCGGGTCCCGAATGTATTCCTCAGTGGTCTGGGTCTTGAACCCAAGAGTACCGCCATAGGCGGTCTCAAAGTCGATTGTGAGGATGTTCACTCAAAGGCTTTCAAAGAGGTCTTTGCTTGGACTATTCGGCTTTGTTCGTTGAGGAGTGTGCCTTCTGCTTTGATCTGCGCTTGACCGAACCCACTAGTACTCGTAACACCTATACCCATACCACTGCCCGTAACCGTATTGCCTATCTGTGCGGTGGTGTAGTAGGGAGTATCGCCTTTCAGCTTTTCTTCCATCTCATCTTTCAACAACTCGCGCATGACCTTCTGGTCAAACTCTTTGCGCCGCACTTGCTTCAATCCCTCGTGCAGTGCGCCCTTCTCGGGCTCGGTCATCACCTCGCGGAATTTATCGCCAAACATGAAGCGCCACTTTTGCGCGTCATCAAAAAATTCTTCGGGGTTGGATTCCATGCGCCCAACCAATGCGCGTACACCTGCGGATAATTCAGTCATTTTTGTCGTCCAGTAGTTTCATCATTCCAGTTGCTGTTGTTTTGTCTAGCCCTTTGGCTAGTGTTGTGCTTGTTCGGGTTCCACCGTTGTACTCCCATCGGTACACGGAGTACTTGCCGTAGCTTGATTTCATGCGGTACGTTGTGTGGCGATTTGCATACTCTTGCCCAAACAACTTTTCCAGTCCGGGCAACAATGATGTGAGCAGGGCTTGTCGGGATATGGCTGTCACTGCATGTTCTCCAGTATGGCTTCGAGTACGCCCAGTCTGAGGCTCTCCTCGTTGATGACCAAGGTTCTCCCACCTGCGGCTTCAATCTCGCGCATGTTCTTTTCTTGCAGTGCGGTGGTCGTGCCCTTACCCGCCTTGGCTTCTATCGCCAAGAATTCGCCGTTCACACAGCAAAGGAAGTCGGGCACACCGCTGTTGCCGTAGCCAGTGCCGATCGGCATGGCGTAGTAGGCGTTGTAGTCTTTCAAGATTTTTCTAATCTTGTCTTTGACTTTGGATTCAGGAGTCTTTGCCATAGATCATGCTGTGCCATTGGGTTACTACAGGCATGTGGTTGTGCGATTTAGTCGGCTCAACCTTCCCGATCGGATGAATCCAGCCAAGAGTTTTAAGGGCTTTGACGCCTGACACCCATACGTTGGGGTGCAGTGTTGCGGGTCTGTACAGTTTGTTTTTAGAGCAGTGCTCCCTGAATTCATCGCCAAGCACGATGGGCTTGCTGATGAGCAATTGCTCAGCTAATTTCAGGTACTCTTCTACGAAAGCTGGCTGGGTTTCATTTGCCTTCTTCCAGCACTTGTCGGCCAGTTGCAAAGCATTTTCCATTCGTGGTGACATCTAACGCTCCTTTTAAGTTGAGCGGCGATAGTACCACAACCTTGTACTTTGTCAACACCCAGACGAAAAAAAGCCGCCCGAAGGCGGCTAGGATTTACCCTTGGTCTAACAAATGTTAGATCGCTGTCACTTTCTGTTCTGGGCCAAGATCGTGCAGATGGCGTTTTCTCCGGTGGTGTCTGCTTGGTACAGAGCACAGGTAGTAACCATTGGGTCGGCTCCGTTACTCACAGCCTTATCCCACTTGTCGCGGCGGTCAAAGCTGTTGATGGTGCAGACAATAATTACTGCCAGCAAAAACGCCAACACGATGCCCCAAATAAAAATCCAAAATTTCTGGTCGTTGTCCATCATGCCCCCGCTTTCTCAATGGCTCGGTCGATGTACCACTTGGCCTTCTGCAAGTCTTGCAGTCGGTTGCCTTTGTGGTCGGCGCGAGTGATGTACTTCACGGCATTGCCCAAGTGATACCCCAGTGACTTCGCTTCGATGAAGTCGATGGTCTCGATTCCACCTACCTTGTAATGGGCGGGATGATTCACCGGATCAACTTTTGGCTCTTCGGGCTTGACGCACTCAGGGTTGATCGTGTCCAGTACGGACTCGTTGCTTGAGAACAATGCTATCCGTTTGAATTTCCCTGTGAGGGGCTTCTTGGGTGCGCTGAGTATCATAGCTTTTTGCTTCGCATACTCTGCTGTTGATACACCCAACTTGTTGGCTAGGGTTGCTTCTTTTACCGTCAACATAATTTTCCTCTCCTTCTTCTGCATCTCCTTGCGCACCATGTACGCAACCGAATACGTGGTCTTGAATTTATCCGCAACCTGTTTGACGGTAGCCTCTGGGTTGCCGTTGTAGTATTGACGCATCAGGGATGCGCGGGACACTTTTTTCACTTTGATTTTCTTAGCTGTTGCCATTGTTTGCTCCTTGCATTTGGCTGTTGATGTACTCGGTAAGAATTTCTCTCATCTTGGCTTGCTTTGTATATGGATGGTGGGTGTTGAAATAATCCATCACCTCCTTCGATAGACGCAGGCTCGTGCAAAAAAGTGACGGTTTCTTACCCAACCCCCGCCCCTTCTTTGGCTTTATCAGTTTCAGTTCTTCAATCCCCGTTGTCATTTGCTAACCTCCGTTGCTTCTTAAAAAAATACTTGATCGCTTCATAGTTCACACCGAACCGCTCGGCAATTTCCCGCATTGAAACTCCCTGCTTGCGTAGGCTCAAGGCTCTACGCTCGTCGATCAGTGTGGGCTTGCGCCCACTCCCCGGCCTTGCGCCGCCCTTCATGCCGCACCCCGCATTTCCCAGCCCAAAAGAAAGTAGTTCCATCTCGACTGCATCGCGGGGTTGGCGTACCTACCCTTCTCCATCTTGAAGTCATCGTCTGTGTATCCTCTGGAACGCATAACTGCTAGGAATATCTTTTCTGGTCTCATGTGTTCTTCTCCTTGAGCGGTTGCATCGAAGTTTTCAAATGTTCGTCTTGTTGTTTCTTCACCTCTATCATGTCGGCAAGCAGTTGATCTATTTCTGCGATTGAATACATACCCGCAGGCACATAAACCCGCATCGTGTCATATGTTTTGTGTGTGTATTCCGTCATGTGTTCTCCTTGTTCACGTTCTCATCCAGCCATGCTTGCACTTCACTACCTGACCACATCTTGCGTAGCATTGTGGGAAACACCACCTTTGTGCGCTGTGGTGGGTGGGTGAATAGAGGGATGGTGTTCACCTCTTTAAATTTCTCCAGCAATGCTTTGCCAAACTGCACCTGTCCCCAAGGCATGGGTGCGCCTCGGTGTTCTTTCAGCACTTCAAAGTAGACGTTTTGAATTTGGGTGTCGGTCAGATCAACCCATGTGCCAGTCATAGCTTCACTCCTTCGTACCAACCCTCAACATACGCTTCGTGGAAACCCCAAGCGAATAGCCAAGTCCAGCTAAGTTTTTCATCGCGTGGGTAGTTGACCTTTGCCATCATCAGGCACAGTTCTTTACTCGGTGGTGGCATCATGTTTTTTCTCCATCTTGGTTTGCAACTCATCCATCTTCGCCTTTAGCTTGGGCGCGTATTGACCTATGCTGATAAGCGTTGACTTGATCGCATTTGGGTGGTAGCCGTACTCAAGGTTCTGACGCAGTTCAAGATGTGCTGACCCAAGCAACCCATAGATTTCGTCTCGCTCTGCTTTGAGTCTTGCAATGTCGCCCTCCAAACCACGAATCACAATCTTGAACGCCGTGGCTTCGCAGTGTTTTTCACAAGTGTCGTTGCTCATTTCTTCATACTCCTAACAAATGTTGCGAACGACTGCACCGTGTCACGACCGAACGGCCCTGTGAATTTGGTTTCCAGATGCTGTGCTACCTCTTCGATGGTGTCGTTGCGGTGCAGGTGTACAAACTCGGCGGGATGGCTGTGCATGTCCATATGGGCAATCTGTTTCTTGCGCCAGCCGCTGGTGTGCTCCCACTGACCTTGCTTCAAGGCCAACTGCTCGAATGCTTCGTCCTCTGGGTCTTTCATTTCTCATTCCTTTCGTTCTCATCCATCCAAAACCACAAGTGCATCAGCCCAACAAACACAAGGCCGCACACAATGAACCCAATGCCGCCCAAGATAATCGTTGTTACGATCGTCTCCATCATTCCTCCCCGCACTCTGCGAGTGCTGTGTTAGTGAGTTCCCTGACCATCCCCAAAACATCCGTAGGGTCAGCGTCATGTTTGAAGTAACTGCGCACCGCCATCTGAATGTCTATCAATGCGCTGATAGCCTTACTTCCATTGAGCGCGTGCCGTAGTTTGTCTTGATCTTCGGGGTAGGTAAACTCAAGAACTGCTTTCATCTTTTTTCCTTTCGGGTGGTTTCCACCCAAACTTAATCCATGTTGCTTGCACATCTGTCGATGCTGATGGGATGTACTTAAACGCTGGGTCTAAGATACTCTTCGGTTTGTATGTCGTACCTATCGGGGGTA